GCTTTCTTTCTTAATGAGAACGCAAAGTCAATAGCAGCATACACACTAAGTTTTCTATCTCGTATATACCAGTCACCTTCTTTATTTTGGAGGACTGCTCTATCATAATACTGGAACTTATCTGAATCAATCCTAGCAGTATCTCCACTATTCGGATTGTTATAATACTGAGCATAAAATTGAGTTTGATCCACATATTTAGCTTTAATCCTTGCAAGTTCTTTAGAGTCAAATCCAAATGTTTTACCATCTGCACGAGTTTGTTTAGCCCAAAGATACTCACCATCTGTTTCAACTACTCTTTGGAAGAGCTCATAGACTTCTTCTTCTAATTCTACTTCACCAGCTTCATTGTAGTGCACTTCTTTCATATTGATCATGGTATCATAGATATCTTTTGGATGATATCTCGTACCTACTACCCATTCAAGTGCTCCTGGATTCTCAATAGAAGCTAATTGTGAGTATGCTGAGGATACTTTATCACGACCATCTTCAGTATAAGCGTTACCAGGTACAACAATGTCATCAAGAACAACAACATCAGCATGAAAGCCTGTAGTATTTGATGTAAGTCCAACGGCTTTACAGGTTGCATCTCGAATACCTTCCAATTTACGTTGAGGATGATCAACTGCAATCTCAGCTACTGCCCATTTCTCACGTTTACCTTCATCAGGATTAATCATCTCTGACCAGTAACGTCTATATATAGGACTATCAATAATCTGTTTAATCGCATAAAGCTGTTTCTCAGCTAAGTCTGCCGTAGCAGATACATATAGAATTGTTGTTTCTGGATGTTTAGTAATCCACCAAGCAGTTCTATAAGCAATTAACTTACTCTTCATGTGTCCACGAGGAAGTAATACAAGTTGGTTATTCTTAGATTCAGAACGAGTCCACCACTGAATTAACTCTTCATGTATTGCTCCTAGCATCAAATGAGGAGCCACTAACTTAATAAATACTAATAAGTCATCTTCAGCTGACTGACGAATGACATCTATTTTAGATTGCATTACCACTTTACTTTGTCTGCCCAATAAGCAGCTGACATTTTCCCCTTTGCAATATTACTTGCATGTCTGGCTTTAAATGATTTTTGTCTAGCTTTGTCTTTAGCAGATTTAGGATTAGATCCTGCACCACTAACACCTTGTTGACCAAAGCGAATAAGTTTCTCTTTATCTCCTACTTTAGCTAATACAGCATGAGACTTCGTAGGATGAGAAGGAGTGCGTTTAGGTTTGTTATAACCTGCAAATTTCTCTTTACCTTTTTGTATCATTTCTTTTTCGCTGTCTTTGCAGATTGTTTAAACGCTTTTGCAGTAGGAGCACCTTTAGTTCCTGGCTTTCTCATCTTCTCACCAGAACCTGCTTCAATTCTCTTACGTTTAGCATGTATATTTGCGTATAGTCCTTGCTTAGCCATTATTTCTTCTTTCTAGCCATGCCAGCTTGACTTAAAGCGATAGCTACGGCTTGCTTTTTGGATTTAACTTTCTTTGATGACTTACCTACATTAAGTTCACCACTTTTAAACTCTTTCATTACCTTAGAGATTTTCTTTTGTGCTTTAGTTTTTTGCATCATATTTTCCCTTCATAAAGTGCTTTTTCATCTAATCTTCTATTCTTCAATCCTCGTAATTCTGTGAGGACACCTTTAACACGAGCCTTACAATACTTCATCAACGATTCCATCGCTGCTTCGTGATCACCTCTAAGAACCGCTTGACGGAAGGTTGATCTTTGAAATAGTCCCAAACCATGATTGAAGCTAAAACTAACAATGCAATCGAACTGACCTTGTGTAAGTTGCACGTTAGGTAACATCTTATGTACTCCCAACTCGAAGCGACGTAAGTCTGATCTAAGAATCCCATCTATTTCTTCCTGTGTAAAAGTTTTATTCCACTCTGCTGGAAGAGATTTACCATCTCCAATAAGATGACCCACACCAACAGTCCATAAACCAGCAGGACATTTATAAGGCTTATTACGAACACCTTCATGATGTCTAATTAATTTAATAGCTTTGTTTGAAGTTCTCATTCACCAGACTTTTTCTTTTCCCAAGTACGAGAACCGAAGTAGAAGCCAATGATAGAACCAACAATACTCATTTCATCAGAACTAAAAATTACATCCATAGATTCTCTACTGAATCCAGATGTTTTAACTGCCCACCAAAAACCTGCTACATCTACAAATAATAATAAACCTACAAATGTAAATGCAATAATAGGTCTTACTGAAGCATTAAGTGTTTTAACCCATTGAGCAGATTCAGATACAAGTTTAGCATCATGTTCATATAAAGCTTGACGCTCTTGTGCATAAGTTTCTGCTTCTGTTTGTTGTAACTCAATAGCTGCTACTTTCTCTTGAGCTACAAATCCAGCTTGTGCCATAGCCATAGCTTGTTGATTTTGCATTTCTGCCATCTTACGCTCATGAGCTTGATCACCTTTTTGCTGAAAGAATCCTAGTATACTAGGTAAACCTGCAGTTGCAAAGCCTAAAATAGAAGATAATAGAGAAAACAAGTTATTCTCCTAAGACTACGAGTAATTTTTGTAGAAGTTCAATTGTTTCTTCAACAACAATTTTTAGGATACGTTTAGCTACCTTAAATACGATTAAAACAACTGATTTAACTAAAGATAATGCTTGTTTAATTTTTTCCATGTTTTCTCCTAGTTTCCTAATGGGTTAATAACTGCTTTTTTAAGAGCTTTCATATCTTCTTTAACGTTAGTTACTGTATCAGCAATCTTATCTTGTGAAGATCTAGCCATAGCATTAGCTTCAATTGCTTTACCATAAGCTTCGTTAGCTTTCTCTAGAGCACGATTGTTAGACATCATGACATCTACCAATTGTCTCTCTGTTGATTTGCTTCTATCTTCTAATACAGTAATGCGTGTTTCTACATTACTCATCTTCTTAACTTCTTCAATCGTTGAGTTCAAGTCGTTGAAGAGGGTGATTCCGTAATAAACTGGACCACCTACTGCGGTTAAGAGAATCGAACCTATCACCAATAGTTGTTTCGGTGAGAAGCGTGAGAGTAAACTCTTGAGTTCGTCCATATTCTTGTTCCTGTTCTAGTTTAATTATTTCTTCTATTTGTTGTTGTTGCATGTTATAAGATTGGTTAATCAAATTCAAACTCATAACTAATCCAAATCCTGGTACTAAATCTTTTCCTTTTGGTACATCAGGAGTCTTTATTTCTACTTTAGCTGATCCTGTTGTTGTACTTGCAGGTATTCTAGCCTCTGTAACCGATGTCGTCGTGGTATCTTTTACCTGTATGGTTGCTACCGAAGTAGCTGGAGTCTCCACAGTCGTTTGCAACGCAGTCAGTTCCTGTGCAATTACAGGTTCTTGTGGGATTAATGGAGCAGTTGTGACTTGTGCCAGAGGACTCGTTGGGTTTAACGGACTTATTGGACTCACTGGTGATTCTAGATTCGTTGGATTTGTTATAGATTTCACACACCCGTTTATAACCACAGTCCAAGTACCAAATATCGGTGTCGAATAAGGATCCGAGCATATCGAACTTCTTGACTCTTGTATTGATCCAGTATATCCAGCTTCGCATGCTAAAGTCCTATACTCTGCAGTTTCAAAGCAGGTTGGAGGATCTGGTGTACAGTTATCACTTGTTGTTGTCCACTCTGACCAACTTTGTGTAGAGCATGTGTAATTCCTAGTTTGATTGATGCCACCACTGTAATGAGGTAATGGGCAAGCAAGTGTTCTAGTTTCAACATTATCTGTACAAGCAGGTTGCTGATAAATTGCACAGTAAGGATCATTTGGTCTAAACCATGAGCAATAGTGGTTTTGCAAAGCATCACCAACTTCAATATCATAACAAACCATTGAACCATCTTGATACCAACCTTGTGGAGTTGATGTAAAATTACAGTACCAAGCATAAGCATTACTCTTTAGTAGGAGGAAGCTCAGGAAGATTAAAATCCTCACCATAGAGTGCTTTAAACCTTTCTGGATAACGTTTAAACCATGCTTTTCTAGCTGCATGACCCATCATTCCTGCATAAGGGCAAGGACTACCTGACATCTCCATAGCGTTCCAGCCTCGGATATCTTGACAAAGAACACTAACACCTGTCACTTTTAAACCACCACTGTTAAACGCATTAAATATCTTAATTCTTTCACAGTTCTCATCTACAATAGTCATACCACCACTGATAGATACTACACCTGTATTAGCACCACCACTTACACCTGAACGACACATATCGTTAGAGAATCCAGAGATACTT